AATGCGGACGGATCGATTGGGTTAACTGAGATATTGGAAAAAGAGTATGCAAAAAGTAATACCATTCTATGTCCCGTGGCTTACGGCTATTTGAAACCGGAAGATGACTATACGGTACTTACGGCGTCCAATACATCCATGCAATTAAATGTAGAATTATTTGTTGAATATGAATCGTTGCCAATTCCCATAGCGCTAAATGAAAATCATTTGGAAATATGGGAGTTTACGACTCCTTTTCAGAAGGTTATTCCGGCATACTATAACGGCATATCCCTATTCCCAATAGCTCCTTCCTGGACAAAGGATTTGCCAGCCACCTTCTCGCGTAATGTCAATGAGCTGGATAACGCCACTGGCATAGTAAAATACGATGTGAAAAGTCTGTCGTCGTCTGAGACGAAAGAAATTGACTACATTTTATCTTCCAGATCGGAAATCAACAATTTTCAACGATTCTTTATGCAGTGTAAAGGTCGATTAAAATCATTTTATGCACCGACATGGCTCAATGATTTAGTGCTAGTTCGTGATGCAATGGTCGGTGAAATGTACTTAACAACAGAATGGTCACTGTTTTGGAAATACTACGCTACCATGGCCAGAAGAAAAGTAATCATTGTATTTATGAAATCTGGGGAAGTTCGAATACTAGCAATCGCCGGGTATTCGGTGGATTCCGACAGTAATGGAAAAGTATACTTAGACGCAACACTGGGAAAAAGTTTAATTAAATCTGACGTTCTAATGATTTCGTTCTTGTGCCGCTATCGATTTGACAGCGATACGTTAACAATGGATTATGATACGACAGGGGTTGCAACTACAACAGTAACATTATCGGAGGTGGACGCCTGATGGCGGATAGTAATATTACAGACTACGAAGAATCCCAGCAAGACGGCATTCCCTTGGAGTGTTATAAATTTAGCTATGGGGCTGTGACATATTTATATACATCAAACAGGTACGATGTAACGCTTAATAAGCTAGTCGATAATGTAATAAGCTCCGAGAAGTATTCAGCCGATTATATTAAGCGGAACAGTATTAAACCTTCCAGCCAGGGGGGTGCCTCCAGTGCGACGATTACCGTAGATAAAGATAATGCAGTAGCTGCACTATTTAAAGGATCTCCCCCCAGCAGGAAGGTGAAAGTGGAAATTATTCGATTGCATGATCAAGATCATTCTGCATATGACAAAGTCTTTGTCGGCGAAATCACACAAGGAGCCTTTCAAGATTCCGAGTGCGAATTAACGGTAACATTAGAAAACTGGTTATCTCGTAAACTGCCTAACTTTATGCGGCAGTTTTTTTGCTGCAATATCCTTTATGATGCCTCTTGCAGGCTCAATAAAGAAGACTATAAAAAGGAAATTTATATCGATGGTGTTGTAGGGCTTACTGTAACTTCTAGCGATTTAGCGCAGTATGAAGAGAACTATTTTGCAGGCGGATTGTTGTACTACGGTGATGATATTAGAATGATATCTTCTAATACTGGAACAACTTTAAAAATGAGATATCCTTTTCCTACGACTCCCATGGGGACCGTAAGTATCTATCCAGGTTGTAACGGCTTATTTAGAACCTGCGCTGTACGATTTGGCAATACGCTAAACTTCACCGGCTGCCCTTATGTACCGCCGGAATTTGGCGATGACGATAAAGTCGGAAATGGAGTGTACTGGGTAGACTCATCTGTTGTGCAAAGAGACACCGATGGGTACGTAGGAACGATATCCACATAAAGGAGGGCAAGCACTATGGCAATCAATCCCTATGTAGGATGGGGAATCACCACCATCCTATCCATGTTTCTAAATAAATCATCTTCTAGTTCCACATCAAGTGAGCCCTCTGAGTTATCCTCTGAGGCGGCAGAGCTGCGGACTCCTGCACCAGTCGTATTTGGAAGGCAGATTATAAAAAGTCCCTTAACCATATACTATGGGGATTTTAATTCTAAGATCTATACAGAGACCTATGCGGCACATGCAAAGTTTAACGCATGGCCCATCATATTGTCAGCGTTGGCCGTATGGGCATCTTCTGTAATCACAGGAAAGGTTCTTACACACTCGCATCCACCGCAAGGAGGACCAGCTCCTGCAGTTAATAAGGAGGTTGTAGGTCCACAAATAATTATGATGTTTGCAACTTGGATATTAAACTGGCTAATTAATGGAAGATGGCTAAAAACTACAATACAAAAAGGATTTAAATACTATTTAGGCTACCAGATGCTTTGTTGTGTATCAGGTACGGATATCAGGTTGCGCGCCTTGTATATCGGCTATGACGCGAATAGTGAGTACGATAATAATGGTGCCGTATGGACCGGCAATGTTTTAAGGGAAGATTATTTAACTGCACCCTATGTCATAAAGGTTGATAACGATGAATTATTTGGCGGACCCGATGAGAATGGTGGTTTTGTTGGTGATGTTCGCGTGTATTTAGGCGGTGCCGAGCAGCCTGCCGATCCTTGGATGATTGAGCAAATGAGCGCTGAATCGGTGCAGGAAGAATTGCGGGGACTGACTCCTGCTTACAGACCGTTTGTTAGTATCGTTGTACCTACTGCTTATATCGGAAAACAGGCATCAATTCCAACAACGTGGGTTGATGTACAATGGATTCCCAAGCGATTAGGACTTGGTGGAATTGGCGATAACGACGCCAATCCAGCAGAGATTATTTATGAAGTGCATGTCAATAACGAATGGGGACTAGGACGTGATCCTGAAGAGCTTGACGTAGATTCTTTAGTTGTGGCAGGAACGATCCTTAAAACAGAGGGGCATGGCGTATCTATTAAACTAACTAGTAAGTCAGAGGTAAAAGAATTAATCGACAATCTATGTGACCATTTGGACATGGTTCGATATACTGACCCCAGAACAGGGAAGTTGGTATTTAAATTAGTTCGTGATGATTATGTGTTTAATGATTTGCCAGTCATTGATGCCTCCATTGCCAGCTCCATTGATTTTACTAGAACGGTTTGGTCTAGTTCAGCGGGTGAGATTGTTGCCAAGTATTCTGATAGCTCATCCCTGTATAATACGAGTACCGTCATGGAAAATGACCCGGCCATCATTGAGGCAAACGATGGCGACAGGAATTCTCAAGATATGGACTTTACCTATTTTACAACAGCGGAAAACACTGCTTGGGCAGCAAACAGAGAGCTTAGGCAAAAAGGCTTTCCGCTGGCATCTGCTAAACTTACCTGCAATCGTAAAGCCCATGTCTACAGACCTGGAGATGTATTTAAACTCAATTGGAAACCCTATGGAATTACAGATTTAGTCATGAGAGTCAGCGATGTTGATTTAGGAGATTTTGTATCTGGTGAAATCACCATCGAAGCAATCGAGGATGTATTTGGTGTAGGCAAAACAACCTATGGAGCAAATGATACCACCTCTTGGACAAAACCTGTTACCTATCCTAGTGGCGTACAATTATTTACCTACTTCGAGGCACCCTGGGAAATGAATCAATCAAAGGAAAGTTATGTGTATGCAGTAGCGGCATTACCTGATACCACTACTACCAAATGGAATATTTGGAGAGAAAAAGATTCTTCCTGGCTCAATACAAACGCTATGATCAAGTGGACTCCCACAGGAACCTTGTTAAGCACTATTGCAGAAACAGGAGAGGTAGAAGACGTTGTCGGCTTTGGTATAGCCAACAAAGGCGGTGTGCTGGAACTAGCGGCAAGAAATACAGAATCAGGCATATCCTATGCCAGAAGCGGAGCAAGGCTTTTAATCGTTAACAATGAAATCATGGGCTGGGGAACCATAACCCAGCTATCGGATGGAAACTTTAAGGTGTCTAATATTATCCGAGGGACTTATGATACCGTCCCAGCAAAGCACAATGCCGGAGATACGGTATTTTTTCTCGATAACAGTTACTTTGCCAATGTGACCACGGGAGGCCCGGTATGTGCCCAAGGATTGACGGTGAGTGAGCGGTATAATATCACAACCGCCACAGCGTACTCAACAGAGGATTTTGATAACGCTAAAATTACGGCTCTAAGTACAGTTAGGCGCGCAGAAATGCCAATCGCCCCAGGCAGGATTCGTTTAACCACTCATATGGTGGACAGTTTATCCAGGACATCCAAAGCGGGCGGAGATATAAAATTTGATTGGTCGAACCGAAATAAATATTACGCTCATGGTTGTGTATCCCAAGATGATGTAACTGACTACTACACTGGAGAAGCCACAGAATCGATGGAAGGTGTACAAACTGTTATTAGAGCATATTTAGGTGAGGAACTAATACATGAGCAATATATTGACCAGATAGTTACGACCACAGATATGCCCGAAACGCCCACAACAGCCTCGATGACATGGGCTCAGAGATGTTTGGGTAAGAGTTCCTTTTTGCTTAATACAGAAATTAAGATTTGTGCCAAAATCAATGGGCTAGAATCTTACCAGAGCCAGAGCAGGTCATTTGAATGGAAACCTCCTTATATCGTAGATGGATGTGAGACAGAGGCGGACGCAGTAACCTTAATAAACAATATATGCGCAACAGAGGGCGCTGTGATTTCTTTTAGTGACAGCTCTTTAAATAAGACCATTTCTTTTGCAAGCATGCCCTTAATCATACTAGGAACCGTACATGATGAATTCCAGGAAGGCTCTATACTCGCGCAGAATGGTTCCTACATTGTCCCTGGTACAGCCATTGCTATAACGAGTGCTACAACCTATTACCCGGTAACACTGGAAAATGGCTACATAGCATTGACATATTTAAATCCCGATGAGTTAGGGAGTCTGGCGGCTTACCAACATAATGGAACTTCATTTACTAAAATTCCAATACCAAGCATGTAAGGAGGCGATAAGGTGGCAACAGCTACAGAACATTTAGGACTAAAAATTATTCAAGATGATGATGCAGCATCTCAGGATTTAATCAATGCGAATACCAATATGTTAGATACAAAAATTCATTCTATGGATTCGCGATTTACAGCGGACGAGGCGACTGTTACAGCGCTGGCAGAGACTGTTACTTCCGTAAATAACAGAATCACAGCCACAAATGCGGTGGTTTCGGAGAAAGCAAACATTACAGATGTTTACACGAAAGCAGAGATAGATAATAACAATGCAATGAACAGGGTTTTATACTTTATTGGAGACCTGGTAGAAGTGCAGTATCCTTGGAGCGGTACAGCTTATAAAATACAGGTGAATATTAAAACCGCTTTAACATCAGCTCTCAGTTTTGCAATTGAGAAGGAATCACAAAGTGACTATCAAACAAGTGCGGCAACTTGGACAAAGCTTGGGGGGAGTTTACTAACCCTTCCCGCTGGCGCTACTTATGCAGAGTTTACAATGAGTGAAGCAATTGCCGCAGGGTATATGTTACGATCCAATCTGTATAGCGTAAACGCTGAGAACCTTTCCATTCGTCTCATGATCAAAAATACAAACCTTTAGGAGGATGAACAAATGGCAGTTCCTACAAATTATATTTTTACAAGTGGTATGTGCGCTAAGAATGAGATATACGATTTAATCATTAACAGTCTAATAGCGGCAGGGTGGACAGATATATCGTCAAAAGCATCTACTGATTATGTTGTGCTATCGTCTACGGGAAACACAGGAGATAAGGCATTATTACTAAATTTGCGGGATGTGAATGTAGCAGGATCGAACTCTGTAAAGACCACTAATTATAACACCATGTCTTACCGATTACAGGATACGTATGTTCCAGGAGCTTCCGGCGTGGCTGGAACTTTTGGGAGGGCGTCATTAGCCTGGTCTTTATTAGATATAGTCCCTACTACTTCAACGTCAGGGACATTAGCAATGGATACTGTTATTAATTATCACGTGTATGCAGATGCAAGCAAGATAATACTTGCCCTAGAATATCCCACGGCTACAGGATATTCTCCTTTGGTCTTTTATTTAGGAGAACCCGATACAATGTACACACCAGAAACAGGCAATAAAGGCTGCTTGTTTGCAACCACTGCAAATGTGCCAACGGCCAATGGTGTTATAATTTGCAACTCCCCTGACTCCGTTGGAACGGTTACTTCTCCTTATGCATTAACTTCTTATGGAATGATAGCACCTTCAGAACCGAATGTATCAGGTAAGAGATTTCCTAGTCCTATCCTTTATGGGAGCGCGACGGAGGGATATAGAGGAAAACTTGACGGTTTATTAGTAACTGTGGGCAGTAACATACTAACTGGCGATACTGTAACAATAGGATCACAAACATATTACGCCCTGGTGTGCCAAACACAAGGCTACGTGTCATTTCCTACAAGAGCTCTTTTGGTTAGAACCGCATAGGAGGTAAGACATGGCAAAATATGATGCAAGTATAGTCGGAATAGAATCTTCTGCAATAAGAACATCCTCTGAGACTGGAATTTCTCCAGTTACTAATATAGTTGCTACTAGGGCAGAGAGCGCCTATTCAGCAATTATTAATCTATTTTCAATTTACCCCAATGCAGTAAGAAGTGTAAAAAATACTGGGAGCATTATGCTCCCAGATTCTTTTATAGGAACGAGCGCCTCAAACGAACAAGGCATTTTATTAGATGTTACATTAGTAGATTCAAATGCTAGTAACTATGTAGATTTAGTAATAACTCCAACATTTACCTATAACAGTTCTACTATGGTGCTTACTGCTCACAATAAACTGCACTCATTAGGAAAGTATGAACTCATTATCAATGGATTGTATGTCATAAACTACGGATCAACCGATTCCGATATAGCAAATATAACGTATACTATTGATTTAACTAAGGTAGAAATAGGGGATAATCAATGCCGCCTAAATTATAAATACCCAGATCAGTCGATAGCTTATATAGATTTTGTTTTAACAAAAGAGGCCATTAAAAGATCTGCTGCATCACGTAGCATTACGCCTTATGCAGGAGGATACACAGAGGCTAACGCAGTTAAATCTATATTAGGTGCAGTTCAAAGCATTAAGGGAACTACAGGCACTATTAAGACAACTGATGCAACTAATTTTAATTTAGCACAAGTTAAAGCTCTGCAAAATTTATCATTTAGTGGCTCTGATATTGCAAGTGGCGGCGCAGTTAGTTTTGATGGTAGAAATACTTGGTATACATCAAAAGGAGTAGACAAGCACACATTAGCATTGCTCTCGTTTAATGGGGACTACACAGACTTGACTGGGAAGATTTGGACAGGGAGTGACTCGTATGTTGCAGGGGGATCCGCTAAAGTAGGCACAGGTAGCGCGGCGTTTTCTGCTACTAATAAGTATATGTATTGTTTAGATGATAGTTTTGCTTTAGGAATAGGAGATTTTACATACGATTATTGGATGTACCGAACAAGCGGTTATGTTGGGATGTCTGGCGTTGGTGCAGAGGGTAAATATGGAATAACCATAAGTTCTGATAATGTGTTTTATGGTCTATCTGGCACTGTAGCTACTGGGCTTGGATTAAGCAGTGGTGCATCTACAGCATATGTATGGAGGCATTATGCACTTGTTAGAAAAGATGGTGTATTTTACTATTTTGTAGACGGTGTTCTTAAATGGACCTACTCTGCAACGACCTGTAATATAACGAGCAGGGGCATATCGGTCAACACACGTTATTATGGTAGCTCCACCTATTATGGTGTTGGCTACTACGATAATTTCCGAATTTCCAATATTGCGCGGTGGACGGAGGATTTTACTCCTCCTATATTTGACTATTCATCCCATAGCCTTGTAGAAATAGCAGAAGCTGACATACCCACATTCGCTGGTCCTATGACAGCATTTAATTTTATAACAGAGGAACAATGGAACACGATATTTCA